TGACCTTAAAGAACATTACAACCGATCAGACATCCCTATTGAGTGGTGGCACTTTGAATATGTTGAAAGATTTTACAGAAAATATAAAGAAAGTAATAATTTATATGACTTCACAGACTTACTGGAGCGATTAGTTGAAAGTCCAGAAAGAGTGCCTGAGTTAGATACTGTGATCATAGATGAGGCACAGGATTTATCGAGATTACAATGGGACGTTGTTAAAATATTAGCTGATAAAGCAAAGACCACTTACATTGCGGGTGACGATGACCAGGCTATTTATGTTTGGGCGGGTGCAGACGTTGACCAGTTTTTAGATTTATCAGGAGAGATTAAAGTTCTAGATAAATCTTACAGAATTCCTGAAAAAGTTTATAAGTTAGCAATTAATGTTGTTAACCGAATAGGAAAAAGACAAGAGAAACAATGGGAACCTAAAGAAGAGTCAGGACAAGTTAATTTAATTGATGACTGTTTTCAAATTAATTTTGAAAAAGGAGAGTGGTTGATCCTAGCTCCTACCAACTATCTTTTAAATCCTTTGCACGATTACTTACTTAGTCAGGGTGTTTTGTTTGAAAGGAATGGTCAAAAAAGCATTTCTGAGAAAATACTATCTGCTGTTTTAGGATGGGAAACACTGCGAAAGGGTAAAGAAATACCCTTAGAGGTTGTCTCAAATATATACAAATATCTTAACTCTCAGTATATCAAACGAGGGCATAAAAACTTAAAAACAGCCACAAAAGACAGGTTATATAGCCTAGACTTACTGACCAAGGAACACGGGTTATTGACTGATAACATTTGGCACGAAGCCTTAACTAAGATTGCTCAAGAAAAAAGATCTTACATTGTTGCTTTATTGCGAAGAGGCGTTAAACTTAGGGCTAAAGCTCCTGTAAGATTAAGCACGATTCACGGAGCAAAGGGCTCAGAATCTGATAATGTTGTTTTATTAACAGATTTATCTACTAAGTTTGCTAAACAAATATCTACAAATCCTGATGATATGAGGCGATTGTTCTATGTGGGTATTACTAGAACGAAAGAAAGCTTATATCTAGTACGTCCTACTGACCAACAAAAGAGTTTAATGTTTTGAATAAATTATTATTTCCTCCTCAAACGGAGTGGGTTCCTCCCGCTAGTTTTCCTGACCTATCTAGTGCCAAAGAAATAGCCATTGACCTTGAAACTTGTGACCCAAACATGGAAAAAACAGGACCTGGTTGGGCTAGAAAAGATGGATATATCATTGGCTACGCTGTTGCAGTAGAAGGTTGGAAAGGCTATTTTCCTGTAGCTCATCAAGGTGGGGGTAATTTAGACAAGACTATTGTGGAGCGATTTATAAAAAAGATTCTTTCTTACTCCTCAACTAAAGTTTTTCATAATGCGGCTTATGACGTAGGTTGGCTCATGGCTCACGGGTTTGAGGTCAAGGGTAAGATTATTGACACTATGATTGCGGCTCCTTTATTAGATGAGAATAGGTTTTCTTACAGCTTAAATGCTTTAGGTTTTGATTATTTATCTGAAATTAAATCGGAAAAAGGATTAAAAGAGGCGGCTAGTTCTTTTGGGGTTCATCCAAAAAAAGAATTATGGAAACTGCCCGCAATGTTTGTGGGAGAGTATGCGGAGCAAGACGCTGCTTTGACTTTACGGCTATGGCAACACTTTAAACTGTTGCTTAGAAAAGAAGAATTAGAATCCATCTTTGAACTAGAAATAGAGTTGCTTCCGATTTTAATTGATATGACCAAAAGAGGTATTAGGTTTGATCGTGAGAAGGCTTTTGATTTAATTAATCAGTTAAAAACAGAAGAAAAAGATCTTGTTACTCAAATAAGGGATATGTCTGGAGTTCCTGTAGACATATGGGCGGCTCAATCTATTGCTAAAGCTTTTGATAAGCTAAAGATTGAGTACCCAAGAACCGAAACGGGACTACCCTCTTTTAAGAAAAGTTTTTTAGATTCGCATGAACATAAAATATCTAAATTAATAGTGGATGCCCGTGAGGCACAAAAAACACACTCTACTTTTTTACAGCCTTATCTAGACTTTTCGGAAAAAGATGGAAGGGTTCATACGCACATTAACCAATTGCGATCTGAAACAGGGGGTACTGTCAGCGGCAGATTGTCGGCAAACTCTCCTAATCTACAACAAGTTCCTGTACGTCACAAAAGGATAGGTCCTTTGGTGCGAAGTTTATTTTTACCTGAAGAAGGAGAACAATGGGCAGCCTGTGATTTTTCTAGTCAAGAGCCTCGTTTACTTGTTCACTATGCTCATTTGTTAGAACTAGAAGGAGCAGAGACAATGAAACGTGCCTATGATGAAAACCCAGGTACAGACTTTCATCAAATGGTAGCTGATATGGCTTCCATAGAAAGAAAACCCGCCAAAACCATCGGTCTTGGACTTTGCTATGGAATGGGGAAAAATAAATTAGCTAATGAATTAAACATGGAAGTTGAAGATGCTTCTGAGCTAATTAATCTTTTTCACGAAAAAGTACCCTTTTTGAAAGGAACAATAGAGTCCGTAATGAGAAGAATTGATCTTCCCAGAACAAAAGGTGAAATTAGAACCCTTCTAGGTAGAAAATGCCGTTTTAATAGTTGGGAGCCGACAAAGTGGGGAGTACACAAAGCATTGCCTTACGAACAAGCAATCGTGGATTACGGACCACGGATCAAGCGTGCATATACTTATAAGGGTTTAAATCGTTTGATACAAGGATCTGCCGCAGATCAAACTAAAGCGGCTATGGTTGCTTTGCACAAAGCTGGTTTTACCTTGCTTTTACAAATTCATGATGAAATTGCTTTGTCAGTTAAAAATAAAAAAGAGGCTGAAGAAGCCGCAGACATTATGTGTAAGGCGGTAAAGCTAGAAATACCTTCAAAAGTTGACATTGATACTGGACAAAGTTGGGGAGATTCTCTATGATGTATCTAAAGAGAGTTTCTTTGCGGTCATTCTCTTTTGAAGTCTCCATTTTTAACTTGTTTAGGTGTTTTCCACGCTTAAACAAGTTTTTTTTGATACAGAATAAAGAAAGAAGATATGAAAAAAAATACATCCCCATCAAAACGTAAGAAACGTTGGATTACTGTTGCGGTAAGAGAAGAAACGGATGCAAAGTTGAATGAACTTTCTAAGTTTCACGACAAGCCCAAGGGCGAACTGGTAAAAATACTAGTAGACAAGGCTTTTGATGAAGCTCTTAAAACAGTCAACACAGTCAATTGAACTAGAAACAGAAGTAGCTTATGTTGTTTTGCCTGAAGCTGAAGGGTTTCCAGAGCAAATTGACATTAAAGCTGTTTTTGTTTATCCAAAAGTAAAAAAAGCTCGAAAAAGAGATGTTTTAAATTTGTTAACTGAATCTCAATTAATTAATTTAGAAGATGCTATTTTTGAAGAAAGAAAAGAACTTGGAGAAAATACATGAAAAATATTTTAACCTATGAATTTGGATTAATTAAAAAAGTAAAACTTGTTGTTGGTGTTTCTAGCTCAGACCCTGAAGTAACTTATTTTGTAAAGAAAACAGTTGACGATCAAACCTCAAACTATTATTTTAAAAAGTGCAAAGATATGTTTGAGTATGTGAAAAGAGTGGAGAATGAGTACAAAAAAAACAGATAAGGATATGGTAAACAGTCCCGAACATTATACGGGGGGTGGTATAGAAACCATAGACTTTATAGAAGCAAAGCTTACAGGATATGGCTTTAAGTCTTATTTATTAGGCAACATAATTAAATATTTAAGTAGAGCAGGCAGCAAGGGAAATAGACTAGAGGATTTAAAAAAAGCACAGTGGTATTTAAATAGATTAATAGAAAGGGAAGAAAAGTGACACACATCTTATCATTCATGTTCGGAGCATTATTAATTCTTTGTTTTATTGAAGTTAATACAAAACAACTCAGAGATCATTTTCAATATGCTTACCAGCTTGGTCGTGAGGATGGAGAGAACCTAGCTAAGTTTCAATATCAGCTAACGGACGAACAAATGCGATATGAATGTGAGCGACTGCACTGGGAAACGCTTGATGGAAAACTCAGGTGAGTAAAAACCAAGGCACCCCTTCGATTACTCGACTTTTTTGTAAAAAATGCAATCAATTTAAAGAGGTTTTGCAAAACTCAAGTCGTGTTAATAATGAATGGATTTGTGCGAGCTGCTCAATAAAAAAACGTTTACAAACTACTCATTGCGGAGGAAGAGGTTAAAGATGGATAAAACAAAGGTTTGTGGTGAGTGCGTTAAAAAAAAGAAATTAGAAATGTTTGAAAAACGAAAAGATACGGGAAAGTATAGACGCAGTTGTCGAGAATGTTGCAGCGTTAAAGCGATGATAAACCTTTATAAAAGAAAAGACCCTCTTTATAAACCAACTAAAAAATATATTGAATCATTACGCAAGAATTTTAACGCAAAAATAAATAATAGAAAAAACCGTGACAAACTCAAAACAAAGGTTTGTAATTGTTGTGGTAAAAGAAAAAGTGTAACTACGTTCCGATTTCGTCCTGAAGACAATTTTTTACAGGGACGTTGTAAAGATTGTGAGCGAGCAAGTTGGCGTGGTTACTATTACGATAACAGCGATTGGCTTTTAAAAAAGGCTAAAGAGTTTCAGAGGAATAATAAGGAACATTGTTCTAATTTGCGATATGAGCGTAGGCAAGAAAACTTGGAATTTTGTAGAGCAAAAGATAGGCAAAGATGGCACGACAACAAAGAAACTTTAAGCGTAAGACGTTCTGAATTGCGAAAACAACATATCGAGAAATGTTTGCAAAAAGAACGAGAGAATTATCATAAAAATATTAAGGAACGTAGAAAAATAGCCAAAAGATATTACCACAATAACAAAGAAAAAGAGGCACAGCGTGCTAGAGAATATAGAAAAAACAACCCAGATATTATGTCTGCGTTGGATGCTAAACGTAGAGCATCTCAATTAAACGCAACTCCGCAATGGTTAACAAAGGAACATTTTAAGGAAATCTTAAAAAAATATGCTCGAAGAGATCGTAAGAATAAAAATTTAAATAAAGAAAAATATCACGTTGATCATATAGTTCCGTTGTGTGGGGTAGACGAGAAGGGTAATCGAAATGTATCTGGTCTTCATGTGCCTTGGAATCTCAGAGTGTTAAAAAGTACAACTAATTTGCAAAAAAATAATAAGTTCTACGGCAAGTGGGTTCCCTTTTATATAAGAGAGAAGGAAAACTTTAATGCAATTGAATAAGTGGTGTCAATCGTGCCAACAATATAAAAAACCTGAAGTTGGTAAATTTATTGTTAGAGGTCGGGTAAAGCGTTTTCAATGCAACAGTTGTATTAATAAAGTTTCAAAGTCTTATTTAAGGAGAAGTGCTTAATGACTGAATTACTTAAAATGGATGGGTTAGACAAAGCCCTTATTGGGCGTTCATGTATTTGGGATAGCACAGGCAGACAAGAAGATCGTCTCATTTATTCTGGAGAAAAGATCGTTGCGATTTTAATTGCAAGAGATGGTATGACCGCTGAAGAAGCTATGGAGTATATTGAGTTTAATATTGAAGGTGCATATGTCGGAGAGCAAACCCCATGCGTTATGTGGTCACAATTCATGGACGATTTAGAGCGGGATTATGATGTTTATGAAGAGAAGAAACCTGAAAAAAAAGAAAGGAAAAAACGTGCCAAAAAAACGAATAATACAAACAAATGAAATAGATTTTTTGTCTTTAAAAGGACGATCTATTGTGCCAAAAAAACGAATAGTAAAACCAAATGAAATAGATTTTTTGTCTTTAAAAGGACGATCCGTTGTTTCTTTGAACAAAGAAGACCGTAAGCATACCAGAACTCATTTTTTGGAGGGTGCAATTCCTTATGTTTCAAAAGTTGTTTCTATCAAAAAACAAAGTTAATATAATGAATCTTGTAAATATAAAAAAAATCCAATTAGCTTATTTAAAATTAATTCAAAAAAATAAGTAACCCCAAAAAACACAAAAGGAGCCTTCTAAACATGGACATCTATAGTCAATTTATCTCTAAATCCCGCTATGCTAGGTATCTTCCAGAAGATAAACAAAGAGAGGATTGGAAGGACACGGTAAACCGCTACATGGACTTTATGACAAGTCATTTAGAGAGTAACACGGGCTATACAATGGAGCCTCATGTAAAAACCAAAGTACAAAATGCTATTGAAAAGTTAGAAGTGATGCCATCTATGAGGTCAATTATGACAAGCGGTGAAGCGTTAGCCAGAGATAATGTAGCTGGTTATAACTGCTCTTACCTTCCAATAGATGACCAGAAGTCGTTCGATGAGT